ATTTTTGTCGAATGTTTCATTAGCTTTATCTCTAGAGTTGATTGAGTTCGATTTAGATTGTTCAGCTCTAATAAGTCTTTCCTCTTCAGTCTGGTTTGCGATAAAGTTATTCATCCCATCCGTAATCTTAGTGATATTCTCTTCTGGATTACCCCAAACGGTATCCATAATAACACTTTGATGATATTTCATATGGTCACCACCATTCATCCAAACTAAATTGTCTGGGTTATTATTAAACCTATTATGGTCTTTATGGTGTCTGATTAACTTAGGTTTACCATCAAATGTGTTGTCATGGGTGAATTCTTTAATTAATCCCTTACCATTCAAAGAATCTATAACCATTCTATGTGTGAATACCCACTCTTGTTTATGTGAGTCCCAAACTCTTTCGTATTCATTGGTGTTGGAACGTATCTTCTTTTCATCCCAATAAAACGGCATAAGTGAATCACCCACCACTAGGTCTTTAGCTTCGGTGAAGCCTTTTGTTCTATGTACCCATTTATGGTCTGGGGTTGTTGTTAAAGTTTCACCATTATCCAATGTGATTTTAAGTACTTCAGCATTTTGTCTAGTTTCCCCAGCCCAAGTAATCATACCTGCGGCTAGTTCACCAGTATTAGGGTCACATGAGTACACCCATAGGTCTCTATTACCGTTATCCCATTCTTGGATGATTTCCTGTAGTTCCAATGTTCTACCATCCAGTAGTGGAATTCTGGTATCCAGTGCGATACAAGCACCTGGAAGTGTATCAATTGGGTTAGGTGCGTTCTCATCTCTAACTGGGATGAAAAAGTCTTGGTCATTCGCTAATTGGTTGTACTTGAGGTCTACCTGACCAGTCTGTGGGTCAATAACACTAGCCCTCTTAAATCTGTTGGCTATTTCGTTTACGTATGGTTGTACGTCCTCGTCATCAATGTTACCAACATAAATCTTGTATACTCTACGTTCTGGCGCTCTAGTAACACGGTACACAAGCATAGCATCCTCAGATAACAATAGTTGTTTCCAGATTCTTCTTGATTTCTCTAAAACGCTATTATGGGTAACAATACCATTAGAGTAGAAATTATGGTTACTGTCTTCTACATATATATCATAGGTTTCGTGCTCACCAGATTCGACAATGGATTTGATAGGCTCTAAAATAAACCCATCACCCAATCTACCATCTAAATCATATTTTACTTTTTGCGTTACCTTTGAATCGAAGAAATAAAAATAGAAAGATTCCTTAGTTGTTTTAAATTTTCTATCACCCATCCCATTGTCAACCCTTAGTCTGTTAGATATTTTACCAGACTTAAGCCCTAGTGATTGTACTAACACCTTTATATCATTTATTAATTCCTCATTCGCTAATTCAATCGAATATCGTAAGCAATCCCACTTGTCTATATGTAATGAACCATCTGCGTCCACTAACCCCTCTAAGAAGGCTCTTCTTACCTCTATACTGGCACTATAAACCCATGATGGTATTCTCTTAGTATAAACATCACCAACAAACCCCATACGTGTTAATATGGTCGATAGCATTTTTGAGTTAAAGATAGCTTGTTGCCCATCGTTCTTATATTTAACTGCTCTACCCGTAATTTTAGTTATATAATCTATATATTTATCATTTAGTGTTTTATGTTCGGATAATGCTAAACTAACCGAATCATTATGAATCCAACCGTCACCCACCATACAACCAAATAATCTGGCAAAATCGACATCAATAACATCAGGAATCAAATCAATATTATTCCAGTAACCGTTTTTATTATCACTAGGTTTAGTTTTATTTATGGTGATATCATTATCATTATTATTGGTGGGGTCAACCACTAATAAATCACCAATATTAAAATCTAAAACGTTTTTATATTTAAACTCTTTGTCATCAACATTGTAATATAATATTTTATGTTCTTCGGACACGTCAATATAGTTATGTTGGGTACTCAACTTATAAGTTTGTTTAATACCAGACATAATAGTATCTAAAACCTTAGATGGGCGTTTAGTCTGACTATCAATATCAAACGAATATACTTCATCGTTAGTTGTGATATCCTTAATTTCTTTATAACCATTTACAGTTTCGACCCTAGTATTATACTTCAAACACGTACCGTATGGTAATCGTCTGTCATCACCAAGTAATCTGAAGTGGGCAATTTGCCACGATTCAAACTCCAAGTCTCTACCTCTCCAGAAGAAACGTACACGTTCTTCCTTACCTTCTTCTGCCCTATCCTTACTTTCCTTCTCAGAACTGTTCAATCTAGAACTAATTGCATCGTATATACCACCTTCTTTACGTTCCATTTCGAAGTTAGGCATTTGTTTGGCACCTATAATACCGTATTTGTCGCTTGTATTCAAGTACACGAAGTTATCACCATACTTACAATTTGAGAGAAATACCCCATCTCTATTATATACACCATTTGAATCTTTTGAGCATACTGGAAAATTATGTCTATCACGTTCACCATTGGGACCATGTACTTCCATACAATAAACGTCAGAAGTTTCCTCCAATGTCTCCACTTTAATAACCTTATGATTTAAAATTTTACTACCATCCTTACTAAGTTTAATCTTGCGCGATGTTATGAAATTCTTATTATCATTTATTTCTGGTTTAATAGTTTTATACCACTCAAAATAATCCATATTAGTTTCCCTAAAAATCATCTTAGGTAAACTTCTGGGGTTGATTGATTTAGTAGGGTCTTTTCTTAATTTGTGAGTTTTAGTAAATAAACTAATAAATTCTAAATCATCCCTCAAGAGATTACTCAGTTTATTTATCCCAATGAAGTCTTCATTATCTATTAATAAGTTTTTGATAAATGATAGGCTACTATCATCCATAGTTAACGTCATTTTATTAATGGTGGATTCTTTATATTCTTCGGTAGACCACTTACTTGACATAGCTTCAGACCTAATAGTGTTATGTTCACTATGTAAGTCACTATTATTATATTCCTCAAAATATTTGGGGTAGGTACCACACATCTTTTGAGATAACATTTCTTTCCTTTCATCCGACCTCAAATATCTATCAATACCCGCGAGTCTTTTTTTGACGACATCTGGTCTGTTTCTATATTCTTTTAGTATCTTACCATGTTTATTGTGTAAATCGGCATGGTCGGAGAATGTCATCCTCTTTAGGTTGATAGGGTGGTTATTTTTCTTATTAAAATCAGCATGATGGGTAACGAAATGCTCATTAATACCCCTTTCATAGTTATAATCTGTCACACAATCATTCGCAACGAGTCTATGTGTGTAACCATACCTATTAGATTGTGGGTTATAAGCCTTTTCGTACCCCCTCAAGGTACCATTACGCTCTACACTTACCTTTGTATAAAAGGGCATTAGACTTACCCCAGACTGTAACTCATCGGCTCTACAATAAGAACCATCCCTTAACATATATTCATGGTCTGGGGTGGTATCTACATGGGTATCATTATCTAAAGTAACCCTGACTAATTTACTATCCTTTCTAGTTAAATCACACCAAACAACTTTACCTGGTAGTAATTTATTAGTCTCGGATTGTATTGAATACGTCCAAACGTCATTATCACCCTTAACCATCTCCGAAAGTTCCTTAATTGTGACTTCAGACCCATCTAATAATGGTATAACGCTGTCCTCCCTTATTGGCGTATTACGCACCCACATAGGTAATACTGTGTGTATATCTAGTCTGTTGAAGAATAAGTCCTCCAGAACACCTCTAATACGTGGGCTATCTGAATAGATATTCAAAACTCTACCCTTATCGTTCACTGTTGTTGACTCTTCCATCAGGATATCAAGCGTTGCCGCAAGTTCTGGGAAGAATTCCATATTCTCAAAATCGGAGTAGGCTCCAATTCTGGTCATTTCATACTGAATCGATTGTTGGAATAGGTTGTCCTCAACCTTACCCCACATGTTACCTAAATACTTACCTTGTTTTGCCTGTAACGCCTTTTGGTCATACTCAGCTTTATTGGTAGTTTTAAGTAATACGCCATTGTCCATGGAGTATTTGTTGCTATTACCCATTGCAGCATTAAGGTTAACACCATTTGGTGTGAATAACCTATTAAGTTTTTGGAAAACCGTTTTGGGTTGTTGTTCGTTAGCCATTTATCTTCTTTTTCTATAATTATACATCTATTAGTTTAAAACTAAACCTTTTAAGCCACATAACCACAAGCTACGTAACCAAGACGCTCAATTTGACCATCAATCACCACTTGTTCGTACACATAACCGTTAGTCCAATCTTGACCTTGACTACCTTGTACAGCAGTACAGCCAATGTTACCACCACCCTTTGTCTTCTTCTTCTTACCTTGGGATCCTGACCTTACAGACCATTTGTACAATGTTCCGTAGTTCCTTCTTACAAATGTTTTTTCTTGTCTTGCCATGATTAACGTTTATTGTAAATATTACTTAGTCCCACTGAACAGCCATAAATATTGCCCAGTAGGGTCTTGCACATTTCCAGCGGTCAATTGGTTAAATTTAGGTTTAGGTTGAGCTTTCTTACCTTTATCTCGTTTTGCTACGAAGGCGCTGCCATGTTCAACGTGTGGTTCTACTTCTTCACCGATGTTAATAACCCAGCTTCCAAGCATACTCTTTGTTTTATCCTTAAGGGACTTCAATTTCTTGAATGAGAACTCTAGAATGTACAGTCCGATACCTAACGCCATCAACAGGTCATCATGCTTACCGTCTTGGTGGTCAGCACGACCATTACGATATACGAACGTGTGCATCTCTGCAATCATTCGAGTCGAACGTATCTTAATACCCTTATCAATACCTTCTTCAAGGTTGAATCGAACCATTTTCTCAAGGTTTGATACCAATGCAACTCTATCATTACCAACCTGATAACCAGGAGTTTCTAACTTACGGTTGTATTTGTGTTCATCTTTTCGTTTTTTAAGTATCTTACCACGTTCCTCATAGTAAAGGTTGGGGTATTTCATCTCTTTTAGTTTCAAAGTTGTTGTACTACCCATACCACCAGTCATATCGACCACAATAAGTGCGTTATATAGCGTACCATATTCGTATAGTATGGTAGCTAACTTGTCAGGTGGTACCTTATCAATGAATTCTACCACCATATCCATTGTGGTTATGTCAATAACAACAAAGGTTGATGAGTCGTCACCGTCACCTCTGGATACGTCCGAAGATAATATATACTCATGACCGACCACTGGCTCTTCCCAAATCCAAATCTTATTACCTAGACCAGCTTTCCACTTAGGTTCACATACGTTTACGTTTTCATGATGTGAGATATACTTACCATCGATAACGTTACCACCAGAACCAAGGAATGATACGTCAAGCTCTTGAGAAATCTTACGCTTGTCGTTGTTAAGAAGTCTACACATATCCCTGTACCAAGTAGACGTAGGTTTGTAACCATCTTTTATCTTCTTCTCATATGATTCGAAATTGAATTCTAGTTCGGGTATCGTGTCTTTCTTAGTTTCCCCTTTATCTAACCATTTATACCATGTAAGGTCTTTATTATAGCGTAAATCTTGGTACCATCGCATTTGGATGATGTTAAAGTCGTTCTTACCTAATAACGATTGGTTGTATGTTTCGTAATATAATTCGTCTTGCCCGTTTGGTGTTGAAATAAGGATTGCCTTACCACCAGTACCCAATGATGCGTTTGCAGCAGCAAAGAGGTTTTTACCGTTTTCAATGAAAGCGGCTTCATCCATGATTAGACAAGTCGGTGTATATCCACGTAGAGCATCCTCAGATGTCGCTACAGCGATTATCTTACTTCCGTTGACTAATTCCATCTCTTCTTGGGAATCAGTTAAAAAGATGTCTAAATCTTCCTTTTCTTCCGTACCGTAATAATCTTCACCCCACACCCATCTAGGTAATTGATCCACAAAGAATCTAATACCCTTTGTGAATTTCTTAGCCAACTTCAATTTGTTAGCTACAACTACAATGGTTTGTGGGTTATCTGGGTCAGCGAAGCCAACTTGTACAGCAGCCCACGCTTGAGTAAGCGTAGAAATACCAGCCTGTCTAGGCTTTGCTACTAAGTTGTGTCGATGTTTTCTGTAATCAGCGACAATCTCTTTCTGTTTAGGGAATAGATTGAACGGTACGAACCCTTTTTGTGTAAGGTCGTATGTTTTGAAGTAAGTCTGAATAGGATGTACATCGTCTAATAGACATTTCGTGTATTCCTCCAGTATTTCACTTGCTGTCAACAAAATATAATCATTTACTTTGAGTTGTTATCTATAATATAAATAGGTCATAAGGGTTAAACGTCAATTAGTATGGTGAACTACCAACCCATCGCTTTAGCGTGGGTGGGTAGTTCACAGTAAACAAATTGACGATTACTATAAACCCAATCCTAGCCAAAAAACTATTAGAACAACACAGTAACGTGTCAAAGCATATAGAATGGTTGGTATATCAGAATATGTTAAAGGATAATACGATAACTGAAATGCCGCTATAAATATCCCAATAACCCGAAAGATGCTATAGTTCGTACTTACATAGGGCTGCCACCGCCACCACCACCGAATAGAGACCTTAATTCGTCTTCTTCAGTATCACTTAACCTACGATATAGGTCTTCCATCTCTTCTTTACTACGATTGATGTGAGCGCCAAAATCCTGTTCAGCTTCAATAACCTCATCCTCAGTAAGTTCGTCAACCTCAATACGAGACTTAACGCTATCAATAATTTCAGCAACCATTGTTTTACCTTGTGTAGTACCTGCAAGTATCTCTCGCATACACTCGTTGAATTCCTCAGTAGGTTTCTTAATAAGTTGGTAGAATACGTGATGTTTATAGTTACTGTCTTTAGGTTCGATAGCTTCCATGAATCGACCCATAATTGCAGGACCCATAATCATATCGTCAGCTTCAGCCGCTAAGAAGTCAGCTTGACTTACAACGTATTCGTTAAGTACTTCATCATCACCGAAACCATGTGCTGAAATTACTTCCATAACACCCTTCACCAATTCATGAATCAGTACTGGTAATGTTAAAGCTTCAGCTAAAATCTTTGGTTTGTCTTCTTCATCATAATCAACGTCAACCATACCACCAACTGTGTTCTTAACATCAGCGCTTTTAGTTATCGTGTCTGGCATAATGAAATACATGTAGTCAGCACCAGCCATAAGCTTCTTATACTTACTTGGTAGTCGTGGGTCGAATTCCATTAGTTCTTTATTCTTCATATTGAACATGTGGTTACAGCGCATTGCCGCACCTTGAATCATACAGTTGATGAACCTACGGTTATTAACCTCAAGTTCAGCGTTCTCAATTGCGTCATGGTTTTCGAATTCCATTTGGTATTCCTCATCAGAATTAATGTTCTTGATTTTCTCCACAAGAGACACACTTTCGACCATCTTAGCCTCAATATCCATGTCATCCTCATCAAGGTCAAATTCGTCTCTAATCATACGTACAGCCAACTCTTCCAGACCCTTAGCATGTGGTTGTTCTGTTTTCATAACATCCATCAATAATTGTGGTTGTGTTTCGATAGCTTGTGCGTTATCAATCTCAGTTAGGTCGAAAGCATCCTTGTAACGGTTAACAACCTCAAGGAATCTATCAAGAAGTAGCTTCTGGTCGAAACCTCTAACACCACCTTTAGGCAATGCAGGGTGGTCACCGATAGCAGTTTTTCTATCCATGATACGTTTTTCCAAACCACCTTCAATACGCTCTTTCATACCCTCTGGGTACCCGAAACCTTCATGAAGGGTTCTGTTATCGCTAGCAGCTTCTAAGGCTTTTCTAAGTAACTTTTTCTTATCCATTTTTTATCTTTATATCAGCAACTTTGATTATCTTCTTGTAAGCTGTAGCAATCTTCTTGTTTTGTTCAACAAGTTTCTCTAACTTACCCTTACTCATTCTACCAACTGTTTGGTTGTTTTCCACTATAGTAACTTCCTCTGGACGAGCTTCGAATGTTCTACCAGCGTATTCACCATCTGTTATTTTAACTTTAAGTTTACTAGCACCCCATCTAACGACATCACCAACCAAACCATCAGTTTTACGCTGTACCTTCTTATCGTAATATTGCTTCATATCAACACCACTTAATGGTTCAATACCTTCGTTAGTATTAGAAGCGTCTTTAGCCACATCGTTCTTAAGTTTCTCCTTTTCAAGGTATTCACCTTCAGCAGCCTCAACGTCATCAGGTACTTGAAGATTATCCATACCCTCGTCAGCTCGGTCAGTCCTATCATACTCATCGTCAGGCTTGGTTCTATGGTCCTTTTTTATCGCACTAGCACCTATTGACGCTTGACAAATAGCATACGGGTTATCAACACCACCCTCTTTCTCAACATCCTTAACGCAACGGTCAAACTTAGCTGTGTGAACTTCTTCACCTTCTTTTTGTAAAGCAATATCGATGTCACCAAGGGTTGAATCTTGATTCTTAGCATCAGATACAGTTTTGACGGTATCCTTGAAGTCATCTTTGGTTGTTATCACATCAATTGTGTCATCATTTGTGCCTTCTCTTAGGCTGTTTAAAATATTAGTATTGAAGCTCATTTTTACTATCGTATTTCCAATCTATCATTATGTCTTTTTCGTACAATTGGTCGACAACCGATTGCATATCATCACCGTAGAAAAACTTGAGTCTATTTTCAGGGTATGTTTCCAACTCTGTAATATCTTCCCAAGCTAATCCTACAACACCGTCCACTGCATCCCACACAGCAAAAGTGTCACTATTTTGTATTAGAGTTAAATTGAAAGCATCTGTTTCAATCCTACCCACTTTATCTATATACCCACTTTCAGGTGGTTCGGGGTTACCACCACTGGCAGGGTAATCATCCCAACCTTCACCATCAACACCTTCTACACTTTTGGCAAAGATGAATTCGTAGGAGAATTTACCATCCCACAACTCACCAATACGTCTAATGTAGATTAATTTCATGCTTCAGCTTTAGGTTGTCTTTGAGGCGTTGGCTTGTGTCGTCTGAACGGTGCCGCTTTCTCTTTAAGTCTCTTAGGCTTTTCAACCTCTCGCTTAGGTTTAATCTGTGGTTCTACTACTGGGTTTGTTTCCATATCGTTTCCTAATTTAGCTTTTAGTGATTCTACAAAATTACCGATTTCCTCTAAGGATTTCAAGTCTGGTTTTTCACCTATTGGTTGTTCAACATCATCCTTACTTCCAAATTGTTTTGGTGCCATCGATCTATCTCGTCTGATGTCTTCTTCATCACCACCTTCTAATAGTGATTCAGCAACCTCAACATCCAATTCCTCAGCACCTGCATCAACCTCTGGCTCTGCCATTGGTTCGTCACCCATCTCTGGGGCTGCTTCTGGTTCCACGTCATTCTCTAACCCACTGGTCTTTACCTTATCGATAATATCCTTTTGGTCTTCAGAATCCATTTCTGCGGTGTTCGTAGCCGACAACACAGAGTTAATTGCGAATTTCTCTAGCTCAAGGTCTGCTTGACCTATCTCACTTTCATACTTTCTAATTGATTGTCCTAGCTTACCTGTTAGTTGTTGGATAAACTTCTTAGGGTCTGACGTTTCATCAGCATCTATACCAGCGTCAAACGGTTCGTCATCAAATGGTTTTTCTGAACCCATATCAGGTTCAACTGCTGGTGCAGGTGCTGGATTAGGGTTGTCGACCTTCAGTTTATACTTGGTCTCGTTTAGCTTTTTTTTTTACCAGTAACGTTTTCCAGAATGGAAATTACTTCTTCTTTGCTCATGTGCTTAAGTAATTCAGTTGCCGAAGCCATTTCCTGAATCTTTCTTTCACCTGTAGCAATATCAATTGCGTCAGCCATGATATCAACACCACGACTAATGCTCAATGTATCGTTAACAATAATGTCATCACCTTGGAAGAATGATGCAGCGCCTAACATAGACTCTTCAACAACTTCTTCTTCACCAGTAAGCATCTTATCGATTTTCTCTTCAGTCTCAGACATCTTCACTTTCTCCCAATCCGCTTCTACCTTCGTCTTACCCGTCTTACCAACAAGGTTATCACCAGTTACACCTTCTTCAGCTTTATCTGAAGCCGTATCTTTAAGTGCTTCACCCTTCTTGTCAGTCACAAACTCATCTGCATCAACAGTACCTTCAGATTCAGCCAATACGTGGTCATTTCTGAATACGTTGATTGGTGCTGATGTACCTAATGATTCGTGCAATGAAATGAACTTAAGATTAAGGTTCTTAATCGCCTTAGCGTATGATGGATAAGCTTGTGAAGTTTTGTTTTGTAAACCACCAGCGTACTGGAAGTCCTCAACTGTTAATCCTTTCTCACCTTTATCTGCTGACTTGATATACCATTTACGGTTTTCACGTACAATACCGTATACTTTGTCATCAGGTCCCACCTTAGTCAGTTCTAAAACTGAACGTCCGATACCCTCTTTAATAACGGTTCTACCCATTAACTCTATTTGTCTCTCAGTAATCTCGTTACCTTTAAGTCCAGTTGGATTGATTATATTGCTCTTTTTTGTCATCGTGTTACTTTTTGTTAGCTACTTATGATGTGAATGAACCACCAATTATGTTTGAACCATAAGAAACGTTTATCTTATCACCCATCAAAAATAGGTTTCCAGTCGCACTAGAAACATCGAAGGTTCTAACAACCATACTGATGTCACTACCTGCTGGTAAATCAATAAAACTACCATTGATTATAGCACCACCTCCACCAACACCTGCGTATACCTCATAATACGTGTGTGCCGAGAAAACGGCAGCAGTTACAGTACTAGCTGAGTGTACTATCGATGGTAGTTTAGAACGTAGTGGCATGTTTTAGTAGTTTTATCACTAATAAATATATCCGATTACCGAAAAACGCCTAAATCTCCCAAATTAGAAATGGTAGTTATAGACCGCACACTCGCCATTCAGTTTAGATAGGTCTGGGAACATAGTATCACCAATTGTATTATCATCAATATGTGAGATATGAATCTCCGTGAACATATGTGCATACTTCTCATAGGTCTTCTTACCACCAATACACCA